CAGACGAAAAGATTTCACGGGCCGAACAAACGGCCGTCCAGCTATTGAAACAATTCGAAGGTTTTCGGGCCGAGCCATATCTCTGCCCGGGCGGTTATCTGACCATCGGCTACGGCCATCGAATCTTTTCAGACGACTGGGGTTCGATTTCTCCGGAGCTGGCGGAGCAAATTCTTGAAGCAGATGTTTCCAGATTTTCTGCTACTTTGGTCCGGGTGCTTGGAGAAAAAACGGACGAGCTTTCTTCTAACCAGATAGCAGCCTTGATTTCTTTTGTTTTCAATATCGGGATTTCTGCATTCAAGAAAAGCACTCTTCTAAAAAAACTTTTCGAAGGAGCGCCGGCCGTAGAACTGGCGGATGAAATGAAGCGATGGGTTTACGCTGGCGGGAAAATTCTGCCCGGCCTCATAGAACGCAGACATATCGAAGCAGAACTTTTCTTATCCAGAGAGGAAGAAAATGACTCAAGACAAAAAACTTAAAAAAGCGGCGTATATGAATGCTTATAGAACCGCTCACCGAGATGAGATCAAAGCCAAAGAGAACGCTTATAGAACCGCTCATAAAGAAGAGGTTAAAGCTAAAGACAGGGCTTATTATATGGCTCACCAAGAAGAGATCAAAGCCAGAAGAAAAGCCTATTATACTGTCCATTCGGAAGAGACTAAGGCCAAAAGGAGGGCTTATTATATCGCCCACCGAGAAGAGGTCAAGGCCAGAGGTAGGGCTTATAATATTGCTCATCAAGACGAGGTCAAAGCTAAAAAGAAAATTTATAGAGCCGCTCATCGAGAAGAAGTTGCGGCCTATGACAAAACTTATCGTATTGCTCATAAAGAAGAAATCAGAGCTAAAAAAAAAGCCTATTATATCACCCATCGGGAAGAAGAAAGGGCTTATAGAAGAGTTAACAGAAAAAAGATAAGGGCTCGCTGGATTGAACGAGAACATGGTTTATCTCGGATGGCCTTAGATGCCCTTCTTGAAAAACAGGGGGATGTCTGTGCCATCTGTGGGACAGCTGAATGGGGGCCCCAAGGTCCAATGGTGGATCACGATCATATCACTGGACAGATCAGGGGCATTCTTTGCCATCATTGCAATGCAATGCTGGGATTCGCTAAAGACCGCAGAGACATCCTATCGAGAGCCGCCGAATACATCGAGCGGTATAATATTGGGTGGGCCGTTGATTTACCGCCAAAATGGGCTGCTTGGATTCAAAAATAGGAGGAAACTAATGAACTATGACCCTCAGCTAAGCAATTTGATTCTCGTCTGGATTGGCGGGGTTGCCGCCGTCCAGGGGTTGACAGAAAAACTGAAATGGTTGTACCGAAACGCTGATAGCCGGCTGAAAAAAATTCTGAACTATATTTCATCGATTCTGGTCAGCCTCGTAGTGACGGGGGCCTTTCTTTATCTGACTGATGTCTTTTCTGTCAAGGCGATGATTCTGTATACAGTTCCGGTATGGTTTGTGGCCAGCGGACTCTATGATGCCGTCCATGTGCCGAAATCACAATGAAGAAAACGATGGCAATAATTCTGGTTGTCGGTCTTGCTTTTGTAACCGGCCTGCTTCTGGTAGAGAAAGCCAGAGTCAAAAACCTTGAAGCTCTAACCGCAATCGAAAAGGAAAAACTTTCAGAACTCGAAAAACAGAACTCTGAAATCGACCAGGAGCTCAAAAGCTTAGCACAACTCAACCAGGCGCTTGAGAAAAAACTGGTTGAATATGAGAAAGCGCAGGACGAAGCGAATCTGAAGCTCAAAGAGAGCGAACGCCGGCTGAAAGAAATTCAGGCCCAAGTCGAAGCTATGACGCCAGACGCCTTAGTCTCAGAGACCCGTCGGATTCTGAAAGATTCCGGAGTGGAAAGAATAGACGCCGGGGCCCGGTTTACTCTGGCGGCGTTCCAAAAAAATACTACACGTCTTTTAGAGTGGGAAGAGTTCAGTCTGGCAAAGATTCCGACCCTGGAAGAAAAAGTACAGATTCAAGAAGAAATAAATCTGAATCTTCAGAATCAGGTCTTTCTTCTGAAAGAGTCCGACCGGCTTTGGCGACAGAAAAACACCTTATGGCTTGAAGAAAAAGCAATCCTGAACAACTTGGTCATAAACTATACCAAGCAGGTCCGAAGCCAAAAGAGGCAGAAGATATGGACTTTCGTCCTGGGCGGTATAGCCGGTTTTGGAATCTACGCCTTGGTGAAGTAGGGGGAAAACGAAATGGGCGAATTGTCGCAGATTATCTACGGCCTGGCGATCATGGTGATTTCAGTTTTTCTGGCCTGGCAGAAAATTAGAGAAGTGAAAATAAGCAAGAAGAATGGCCTCGCATCTAATCCCGAACGTTGTGCGATTCATGAGACCAAAATCGGACAGTTGCAGCAATCGGTCAATGAATTGCGCGCTGAGAATGACCATGACCATGAAAAAATATTTCAGGCGCTGGACGGACTTCGGGAGCGGGTGGCCAGGATTGAGGCGAAGATAAACGGACAGATGAAGGGCTAATGAGATAGAGATGGCGAAGCACAAAGGCGGTAGACCAAGCAAGCTGGCGAAGATAGATCTGGGCGAAGTGGAGCGGCTTGCTGGACTGGGCCTGACAGATGAGGAAATGGCTATTGTATTAGACGTGTCGCCCCGAGCTTTTGCCGGTTATAAAAAAAACAGTGAGTTTCTACAAGCCCTAAAAAGAGGCAAGCCAAAGAAGGATACCGAGGTAGTGCAAAGATTATTACTAAAAGCGATGGAGGGAGATGTAACGGCAATGATATTCTGGCTAAAAAACCGGCAGCCGGATAAATGGAGAGATAGGAGAGATATCGGCCTGGGGGGAAATGGTGCGGGCAGTGTTGACGTGAAGATTGAGGTAGTGAAAGTAAGAGAGGGGAAAGATGGGGCTGCGGATTAGGTTGAGTGAGAGCTTTTACCCGTTATTAGAGGTAAAGGAACGGTATCTGATGTTATGCGGGGGCAGAGGTAGTGGGAAGTCGGAGTTTGCGGCCAGAAAAATATTGCTACGGTGCTGGACAGAACATCCGCACAGATTCTTAGTGATGAGGAAGGTTAGGAGGACGTTGGGGGAGAGCGTTATAAAAGTGTTTGAGCAGCTGCTGAAAGAACAGGGTGTCGATTATGAGTTCAATAAGACAGACAGACGGATGAGGATATTAACCCCGAAGGGCGTGAGTGAGATTGTGTTTGAGGGACTGGACGACCCGGAAAAAATCAAGTCGGTGAAAGGCATAACAGGTATTTGGTGTGAGGAACTGACAGAGTTTACCAGAGATGATTTTTTGACTTTAGACCTGTGCCTGAGAGAGCCGGTAAAGAGCTATCACCAGATAATGGGCTCGTTCAATCCGATGGAGAGCGAGGCAAAGTGGTTGAAGGATATGTTTTTTGGAGCAGTGACGTGGCCGAAAAGTTTTATCCATCGGAGCACAATCGATGACAATCCGATAAGAGAGGTGCGGGAGCAATACAGACCAATCCTGGATGCATTGCGGGACCAGGACGAGGCTATATGGAAGATAGCAAGACTGGGAGAATGGGCAAGCAGAGTTGGTAGGATATATGACTGGGAAGTAGGCGAGCTGCCTGAGATGAGCTGGGATGAGGTGATATATGGGTTGGATTTCGGATATTCAGTTGACCCGGCGGCAGTGGTGAAGTGTTACCGTCGGGCTGATGAGTGGTGGATTGAAGAGATGCTATATGAGCGGGGCTTGACAAATCAGCAGTTGGGGCAGAGATTAAGAGAGATGGGCGTTGGTGAGTCTCCCGTATATTGTGATGCGGCGGAGCCGAAAAGTATAGCTGAACTTCGGCGTATGGGTATCATGGCAAGAGCGGCAGAGAAGGGTCCGGATAGCGTGAGGAGCGGAATTGATTATCTGAAAAGCAGGAAAATAAAAGTAGTGAGGGGGAGCGTGAATTTAACGAAGGAGATGAATAACTACATGTGGAAAAAAGACAAGAACGGAAACTTGCTACCAGAGCCAGTCGCTTGGGATAATCATTTGCTCGATGCGGCAAGATATAGTATCTTTACTACCAGCCATCGGCCCCAATTGAATGTTTGGAGAGTCTAAAATGGACCAAGACAAAAAACTTCAGGAAGCGGCTTATCAAAAGGCATATAGACTTGCTCATAAAGAAGAGCTCAAAGCTAAAGCAAGGGTTTATTATATGGCTCACTGGGAAGAAATCAAAGCCAAAAAGAGGGCTTATTATGCCACTCATCGAGAAGAGGCCAATGCGAGAAGCAGGGCTTATTATGCTGCGCATCGAGAAGAAATCAAGGCTTTTAATATTAGGTACCAGAAAGAAATCAAAGCTAAAAAACAGGTTGTTAATTTACCACTTGAAGCGGAGGGGTTGAGATGAATTTGAAGTTCTGGCGCCGACATGAGAAGAAACAAGGTGGTGGAATAAGCTTCATTTCACTTCCGGGTGGTCGGGTATCAGCAGAGAGGCTATATAGCTACATCTTAGCCTTCAGAGTTTCAGATATCGTCTATTCAGTGATTAGTCTTATTCAACAAGCGGCCACTGTCGTCCCGTGGTATCTTTATGAGCGAAAGGGCGACGAGATTGAGGAAGTCGAAGATGAGACACTCTCAAGTTTTCTAAGAAGGCCGGGCTTGCGCATGAACTGGTCAAGATACATTGAGACCTACCTTGGTCATCTGCTCCTTACCGGCAATGTCTACCAACGCATAATTGTCCCATCATTCAAGACGCAGATTTCGGTTCAGTTTCTCAGACCGGACCGAGTGCATCCCCGGCTTGCGCCAACAGGTGCGATTGTATATGAGTATCTTACAAATGGGAAAGTCGAAATAATCCATGAAGAAGAAATTCTGCACACAAAGCTTTTCAATCCGGAAGAAGACCAGGAACATCTCACTGGTTTGAGCCCGATTGCTTCGATAGCAAGGGCGGTGGACGTGGGTTCATTCTGCACAGAGTGGATTCTTCAGTTATTAGAACAGGGCGCTATGCCGCCGCTTGTGCTCTCGACCGCTAACGACCTGACCGAAGAACAACGGGAATTTCTGAGGCAGCAAATAAAGCGAGACGTTCTGGGGCCACAGAATGCCATGAACCCGCTTATTCTTGAGGCCGGTTTGAAGCCAGAGAAGGTTGGTTTCTCCCCACGAGAGCTGAACTTTGACCATCTCATCAAGATGGTGCTCCGAAAGGTGGCCGCCGCTTATAAGGTCCCGACCGAACTTCTGGGCGATAGCGAGAACAAGACATATTCAAACGTTCAAGAAGCGGAGAGGGCGTTATATTACAAAGCAACACTGCCCCATTTAACAATGTTGCGAGATGAGCTGAACTCCTGGCTTGTGCCCAAGATTGACAACAAAAAGTATATCGATTATGATACCTCCGGGATTGATGCTCTGGCTGAGGATATGGAAAAAATCTGGGCACGGGCTGGCGATGCTATTGACCGCGGGCTTATCACACGCAACGAGGCGCGGGAGATGATGAAGTTTGGTCTGTCAAAAGAGCCGGGGGCCGACCGTCTGACCATCCCAGCGAATGTCCTGCCTCTCGAGATGATAGCAGGAACAACATCAGAGGAGCAAGAGGAATGATTTTTGAACTCCTGGAGCAGAAAATATCTACTGGTCCGAAAACCATTGTCCTCACAGACAGGTCATCTCCATCTTCACTGCGCCGCATGCTCACAAAGGAAACCCCCCGGATGATGTCGCTGGTGCGCGGGCTCTGGAAATCTGAACGAGAAGCTCTTACTACTGACCATGCCGAATGGACACTCAGAACGGGCAGCCTTCCTCAGGCTCTAGTCGATGAGTGGCAGCAGCTGGCGCGTGAATGGTCCGGAACGAAAGCAGAACCAGCACTGATGACACAGATAGGGGCCGCCGGGGACCAGATGGCCAGGAGAATAAACGAGGCCCGGAAGCAGGACTTCAACTTCATTACCGCCTCGGCGGCGATACTCTCATGGCTGGCTGAGCAGGGGGGAAAACTTATCCGGGAACTTTCAGCCGCGCAGGCAGCAGACATTAATGCTTTACTTCATAATCAGGTTTTCACAGGCGTGACCAGCCCGCAGCTCCTGGCGAAAATGCTGAAACCACATATAGGATTACTCCGCCGAGAACAGTTGGCTGTCATTCGTTATCGCACCGAGCTTGCGGCTACAGGGCTCTCAGCGGAGAAGATAGAGACCCAGGTGGCAAAGTATGCTGAGTTTCTGTTGAACGTTCGGGCCGAGCGAATAGCCCGGACTGAACTGGCGAATGCTTATGTGCATGGTCAATGGGAATCAATCCGCGAGGCAAGAGAGACCGGTTTCGTTGAGGGGGAAGTAGAGAAAATATGGATGACGGCCATAGACGATAGATCCTGTCCGGAGTGCGAGGCGATGGACGGAGAGACCGTCGGGCATGATGAGCTTTTCTCTTGTGGCCTACAACATCCGCCGCTTCATGTAAACTGCTTACTTGGAGAAACGCCAGTTCTTGCCCCTGGAATAATTTCAGGCTTTGTTGCTCAATATAATGGCCCCGTTATAAGGATTGTGTTTTCCGGTGGCGATATAACCGTCACCCCGAATCACATGTTCCTGACGCCCGAAGGTTTCGCCAGAGCTTCTTCGCTTCGAAAGGGTGACAAGATATTCTATAGCCTTCTTTTCGAGCGGGAAATGTTTAGTCACCCAAATAATGACAGGAAGCCAGCCTCGATCGAGCAAGTAGTCGCAGCGCTTTCGAAATATGGCCGCATGTCTACCCGTAGCGTGCCAATTTCCGCCAAATATTTCCACGGCGAGGGAGCCTTCATGGATGGCAACGTCGACATTATAACGTCCGATGGCTTTTTGAGGTGTGACGGTAAGCCCGTAGTTTCTGAGTTCGTTAGCGAGCATGATTTCACAGCGCCCGGTTCCGATTTGTCTTCGTTCCCTGGTAAGAGCAAGCTTGCATCTTTGCTCCTCAGATTGCGGGACGCCACGGACGGCGGCATGGGCAGCCGCAGCGAGTCGCCTTCTTTCAGCGGGAGAGAGCCTCTGCATCCTGATCTTGTTAGCTTCGCTTATCCCTCTGATATGAATTCCAGCCTCGAGAAGCCGCTTTCGAATAGTTCCCCTGTCAACAGAAAGGCTTTGCGCGATCTTTTGTTCCGGTTCTCCAGAGAGATAACGACGCGTGATGTCGTTGACGTCCAAATTATATCTTTTAGTCATGCGATCCCCGTTTATGATATTGAAACATCAACGTCATTATACATCGGCAATGGGCTGGTGTCAAGTAATTGCCGCTGCGACGTAGGCTATCGCGTCATAAGGAGGTAAGAATGGGAAAAGAAGAGACAAAAACATTCAGGTTCGAAATAAAGGAGTTTGGCGATAACGGTCAACTCTCGGGGTATTTGTCTACTTTTGGAAATATAGACGGTGGGGGAGACGTGGTTGAACGAGGAGCTTTTAGAAAAACGCTCCAGGAGAACGATGCCTTCCCGCTGACCTGGGCGCACCAGGCAGGCTCTCCGGCCTCTATTGTTGGTGCATTTTCAGGACGAGAAGACGATCATGGGCTCTGGATTACGGGCGAGTTTTTCGATGACGAGGACAGCCAGAAGGCAAGACGGAAAGTCAAACAGCTCTACGATCGCGGAATCAAGATCGGCCTGTCCATCGGGTATATGGCCATAAAGTGGGTCCGTGATACAATCGAAGGGACACCGGTCCGACGGCTTAAAGAGTTGAAACTAAACGAAGGCGCATTGACACTTTTTCCAATGAATGAGTTAGCTTTGGTTGACGAGATCAAGGCTGAATGGACAACGTCGTTCATTAACGAACTTCCGGACGCAGCTTTCGCTGTGATTGAGCCGGCTTATTCCGGTGGCGATACTGAAGACAAGCGGGCCCGGCATTTACCGCATCACGGAAAGAATGTCAAAAGTCCGAATGAGGACAGCTCTGTTGACTTACCACACTTGAGGGCCGCACTGGCAAGGATGAACCAAATCCGGCCGGTGACGGACAGCATATCAATGTCTGAGCTTCGAAATAAAGCGTCTGCCCATCTTATCGGCCACGCAAAACGTTTGGAGATAGGCGAGTGGGACGAGGGCGAGATAGAACTAAAACCGTTCCCCCAGGAGCACGCCTGTCGGCTAAGAGACCCTGAGGAATTCGCCGAGGATACGTTTCGCCGAAAAAGAGATGGGACAATCTTTGGTAAAATCAAAGTTCCATCGACGATTGCGGTCATCTGGGGAAAACTTAAAGGACATGCGAAGCCTGAGGACATGCCCGTTCCACAGGCATTACGCTTTCCGGTTGATGACTGGACAGTTGAGACTGCTAAAAAATGGCTGAAGGATAATAATATTAAATACATTGCTTTTGAGCCGGCTTCAAAAACCGGTATGCACTCTGAAACTGAGCCGCCAAAGAGCACTCAGCTGACTGAGCCGCGTATATTCTCTCCAGTGGTCGAGGTGCTGGAGCAGGAGCAAGCCGCCAAGAGTCACTTGCTCAAAGAGACAATCAAAATCCTCGAAGAAAAATCTAACAGGAGGTAACACATTGCCTATTACAGAGGAAGAAAAAAAAGAAATCGTTGAGAGTGCAAAATCTTCGCTCATTCGTGAGACAAAAGAGGACATCGAGCGGATTAATAAGCTCATCATGGACGAGCGGAGAGTCTATGAGGACATGCTCAAAGGTCGGATGACCGAGGCTGACTTCAAAACCTATCAGGAAAAAAGTCAGGCCGCAGAGGCGGAAATCAAAAAGAAAATCGATGAGCTCGAAATCAAACTGAAGAGCATGGCCATCATGGGCGGCGGCGAGAGCAAAGAAAGAACCCCAGAGATGAAGGCTTTTATGAACTATGTCCGGAAGGGGGCGGTTTCGCCAGAAGAACAGAAACTCATGCGGATCTCCGAAGATGTGACTGGTGGGTATGTTTCGCCGGTCGAGTTCAGGGCGAGACTTATCACACTGCTGACTGAACTGTCGCCGGTCCGGCAGATTGCTTCAGTTGAGACAATCGGCGGAAGTGCAGTCGAGTTTCCAAAAGAGAGCGCAAACACGCTGAATGCGGCCTGGCCAGATGAAACGCTCGTTGCTGGGGACTACAAGTTCGGGCTTGAGAAACTCGAACCGTTCGAACTAAGGGCGCTTGTAACGCCGAAGCGGACGCTGCTTGAAGACGCAGCCTTCAATGTCGAGGAATACATTCAGAGAAAAACCGCCGAGAAGTTTGCCAAGAAAGAAGGGGCGGCCTTCATTTCGGGCGATGGCGTATCAAAGCCCGAGGGAATGCTAACAAATCCCAACGTCAGCTATGTGGCGTCAGGTGACGCAAGCCTGCTCACGGCAGACGGGATTATCAGTCTTGCATACAGC